GGTTCTTGTGTAAAACAGATTAGCATAGGGTGTGTTATTTAATGCTGTCCGAAACACTTGAGCCATAGCGTCATCTCCATTTCTTAGTTTAGTGTAGATTTCGGCAATGTCATCTACTTGACCAAGAACAGGGCCTGCAGCTGTTGACAATGCAGAGCGTCCGTACCTGCTAAACTCTCCAAACAAAAAGTCTCCGTAGATTCCAAAGCCACCGCCTTGAGCAAGAGAAGCCAAAAGAACTTTAGGGTTTTTAGGATCACGAGGCGTTTTACCCCTGAGAATGTCTTTTGTAACTCCCGCCATATAACCAAAAACTGTGGTTGCTACCATAAGGTGAACAAGAGATGCCATTTCACCGTTGCCATTTTTAAGAGCCTCACCAATGGAATCCGCACCTTTACCATAAACTTCACGAGCAACTGGGCGCATAAGCACTGCCAAAGGAAATCCTTTAAACTGAGCAATAAACCGAGCAGCTTCACCAAGAGCGGTTCCCGGTCTGCTGCCCATAATAAGTGTAGCTTGTTCACTGGCTCCAGGTTGAGGAACAGCATAATCAGCGCGGTCTTGAAAGTACGTCTGAAACTTTGTTCTGATTTGATCAAGTTCACGTTGCAGATTTCTTTCATTAACAACACCGCCGCGGTCCTTGATTATTTTTTCAAGGTCTGCTTTATCAGCTGTGTCAAGTTTGTCAGGGGTCAGGTACTTATAACCGTTTTCTCCCTCAAACGCAGTCTTTCTAAAAAAATTCCATTCAGCTTCTCCAATGTTGTACAAGCCAAAGATTCGTTGCGTATCTGCGTCTAGCAAGTTAATTGCTTTGCTGGCTTGTTCGCCTAAGTGATTGCTCATGACAAGGGCGGTTGTTGTACGCATGGTGTCAGTCCACCAAGACAAACCGTTCCACTTAAAGAACGTCTGAGTTAGCCTTGCCGCTTTTCCTGCAACAGAATCATCTGTGTTAAAACGACCATGGATGTCGCCCATCATTCCTTCAAGACCTACGCCGATAAGTCTTGCAATTTCTTTTTGTTCTTCAGAACCACGGCCCCTGAATAGTCCGCCTAAGGCTTCTCCATAACTTTCAAAGATACCTTTGCCTTGGTATCTAAGTTCAGAGGCAATTGTGGGAATATCTGAAATTGAAGAAATAACGGCTCCGCCAAGTTTTGACATTGTCTGAAGCATTCTAACTCCGTTAGCAATCCTTGCGGAGTGTGGATTAACAGGAATGCGCGTTGTTCCGTCAATTACTTTAAAAAGGTTTGTGAGCCGTGAACCTCGGAGTTTGTCAAGGACTTCAAAGTTACCGCGGTTCTCTTTAAGCAAGTCAGATACAATACCCTCAAACAAAGCAAGCGGGTTTGTTCCAAGGTTTTCCATGAGAGCCACGTTCCTTGAACCGTGTTCAACACCGGCAAGGATTGCCTCACGCAGGTTTTTGGTTCCGTACTTGGCGTTGTACTGCATAAACGAGTCGGCACTATTAAAGTGAAGCACTCGATTTTGACTAGCTTTTTTAGCAACGTTGGCAGGTCCATGGAAGCCAAACAAGTGACCTCCACTATCACCCTGGTCTGCCCCCGAAGCTCTATGGTGTATCCCAGAACCTAACGCTTCGTAAGCCCCTTTAAGAATCTTTTCAGGGTCGCCCGTTCCAAAGGTTGCTTCATTATCAAGCAATGGAAGAATGGTTTCTTTCCATGCTTCATAACCAGCCCTTCGAATCTTAATCATGTCATGGCTTTGCCGAACAATGTAACCAGGCCTTGCTTTAATAAAAGCACCTGCATTGTTTTGCCGATTGACAAGATCAATCTGAGTTTTTTGAACTATGGCAGCAATCTTTTGAGCTTCAGTAGATCCGCTTACGCCAGGGTTTCCGTTCTCACGGATTTCCCACATTTCAGCAGCAATCTCTTTATCAAGTTTTCCTGAAGCAAATACTTCCCACAAACCCTCTTTATCAAGAGAGTTTGCCATACCACCAAGATACCCGAGCATTAGACCTTTGCCCTGAGCGTCAATAGAAAGTCTTGCTCCGCCGCGGACCTTGTTAATTCCTGCAAGGTACGCTTCTAATCCTTCAACAGGGTCTTTAAAGTTTGACAGGTAGTTATTGATTTTAGACTTTATACCAACGTTAATGGCGTGGTTACGTTTGGCAATTTGAATGGCTAGGATATTCTCACCGGCCATCTTTTTGGCCTCGTCTAAAATAATCTTTTCAGCAGCTTGACCTTGCGCAGCAGCCTTTTTCTCTTTAAATCTTTCATCGAGTCGCTTGAGGATTTCAAGTGCTTGATCGTCATTAAACACATCTGGAGCAACGGCTTTGATTTCATTGACGCATTTAACGAATGCTTTTGGTACGGCCATTATAGTAGATTGTTAATTACGCAGTTTGCAGCTTGTAAGAAACCGACTTCTGCGCCCTCAGCTTCTTTAGCAAGTCTATCAAAGTCCTTAAGAACATTTAAATCAGTTTCACTCATTTCGGCTCTAAATTGTGCAATAATTTCTTCGGCATCTTGTGCAACCATTCTTGCATCAAGGTTAGCGTCTTCAGGACGTATTCCGGTTTGGGCAACAAGATCTTTAGCAGGAACCTCGATAGGAGCGTTATCGCCTGGCTGCCACCAAGTGCTTTCATCTTTAGGTGCTGCGCTTCTGCGAGCAAGAAGATCTTCAATCTGCTTTTGTAAATTTTGTGCTTCTCTTTCAGCCTGCACCGCGGCAGCGTTTTGTGCGCGAATTTCTTGAAGAGCAAGAAGCTTTATTTGATCAGGTTTTGCCCACTGAAATCCGCCCGTGTCTAAAATAAGTCCTGTAAGAGGGTTGTTAAAGTTTTCAGGGAGGCGAGCGCCGTAGTTTCCAGAGTTGTTAAGTCCGTCAGCAATTTCAAAGTTTTTTTCTTTAAACTTGCGACGTATGTCATTTCTTACTTCCTCATTGACTTCTTCAATGGTTTTTTCAGCCCTAATAGTCGCGTCAGCTCTATCATTGTCAGCGAGGTTTTTGTAAAACTCCATAGCTTCTTTTACTGAAATATTTTTTTCAGTGGCTATGTGCTTAATTGTTCCAAGGGTTTTTACGTCGTAGATTCTTTCACCAACTTGCACTCGGACCTTTGAACCCCCGGGGAGATCAATAAGTTTTTCATTTACAGCAACTGTAGTAAGACCAGGAATTTCAAGATCAATTGGAGCTTCTCCAGAAAATTGACCACTAATTTTTACAACGTATCCAGATTTATCTCCCGTCAAAAAGAAAACTTGACTTTGCACACCGCGAATAGGCATACCAAACTTATCTTTTGGTCTGTTTCCTACTTTTTTATAATAAGGTATTGTCCAATCAATGTCATCATGCTTTAGTCCAAGATCTGCAAGATACTGCCAAACTTCAATAAGGCTTTTTTGATTTTTAGGGTTAAGCAGATTACCTAGATTAGGGTGGCCAGAAACAAAACTACCAACATCGTCAGGAGTTATTGCTCCTGGTTGAGCAAAAACATTTGGTTGATCTCCAAAGTATTTTTTATTAAACGAAACTACTTCATATCCTTCTGGGGCATTTGGATTATTTAAAAGAAGCGGAGTTTTTACAGGCAGAGCATTAGGATCAAACTTAAAATCTGCAACGTAGTGCTGAGGAATTTCACCTACGCCAAAAGGCTTAGCAGGATCAACAGGTTCTACTCTACCAGGTTCAACGACAACGTCTGCAATATTCTGAACTTGGACCTCGGCCTTTACATTGTTTGGATCAAGACTAAGAAGAGTCTCTGCGCTTGTAACTGGCTTACCAGAAGCTAGTTCAGCTGCGGCGTTTGCAGCAACAGTTACCTTCGTTTCAGGTTTTGCTGTCAGCGCTTTTAACCTTGCACCTCGGATCTGATCTACAGCAAGACCAAGACCCGTGTGCAGAATGGCTCCACCAACGGCAGCATAGGCAGTATCGACAAGGGCAGAGTTCATGTCGTAATCAGCCTGGTACTCACTAAGGAGACCAGCAGTTGCCATTTGAATAGGAGCCGTGGTTATTGCGGCGTTTGCTGCGCCTGCAATTGCCTTGGCTCCAGCACGAACTGCCAAGGTTGGTTTTGCTACATTAAAGGCAGTCTGTCCAAGTTTAAGTAACCGTGCTTCACCGACAATAGGAATAAAAGAAGCGGCAAGATTAACGGGGTCAAGAATTGATGCCGCAATACTTTGAGGTATCGACATGAGAGTCTGCCCTGGAGTTCTTAGCGAAAGAGTTTGCTCTGTAGAAATCTCCTTGTTTTTACGATCATACATCAGCTTTGCAGCATCTTCACGAATCTCAGAATCAAAGGATAATTTACCAGCAATGCCGTACTTTTTATTGGCTTCATCAACCGTTAACTTTACTGAAGGAGCTCTATCACTCCACCAAGGGTCCTTAGCTTCTTCAAGATTATAAAAGTCAAAGGCCGCCATTGTAAGCGAGCCAATAGAATCTACCGTTGCTCCAAAAGCGTCTAAATTACTAACAGAAAGTTTTCTGGGTATTTTTTGAGCCGTTGTCTGGCTGTCATAAATAGATTCAAAAAAGCCGTTGTACATTAGAATCCTAGAAGTTCACTTGGATAAGACCTTTCTTTTGGTACTTCCATTTTAAGAATGTCTTCAAATGAATAGTAAAGAGCTCCAGTCTTTTTGCCTTTGTTATCAACAAAGCCAAGTTTTGTTTTTTCAAGAGAGTACTTAAGGTCTGGATTCATTATAAAGGTAACTCCACTAAAGTCGTTTGAGTTTGCCCAAAAACCCATAGTCCGCATACTTTTAATGTAGTCTTGGGCAGCAACTCTGTTATCAGGGGTGTCTTTAAATCCATCAAGGTTTTCAGGTTTTATTTCATTTGGAAGTTTTGAAAGAAACGCATTTAAAACGTTGCTAATTTTTGAAATCTCTTCAGGACTATAAGATGAACCGTCAGGTTTTTGCTTTGGTATAGCAAAACTATGTCCATTAACTTTTCCGTAATCAAACTTTGTACCAAAAAGTGTTTGAGCTGAACTTGATGAGGAATCTTTTACTCCAGTCTTTGAGTACGCGTATTTATATTTTGCGTAACTTGTAGCAGCGGATACTGCGCCATTTACAAAATCAACGTTTGATCCCGCGTTTAGGACGGCTTCTTGAAACTGAAGTGTTGCTCCGTTAAGCGCTACGTTTTTTGTAAGATCTTTTACAATGGTGTCGTCTGCAATAAGTTTATCAAGTTCTTTAGGATCTGCTTGCAAAGCTCTTACAAGTTCACCGGTGTACGGTTTGTTTAAGTGCGTTGCAAGCATTTGGTATCTTGAATCAAGTTTTGATTCACCAGGAAGTCTAGTCATGTAGTTGAGAACAGAACCAAAATGCTTTCCGTAAAGGTTTTGCATTTGATTAAACTCCTCTTCAACAGAATCAATGGTGGAGTTTTTAATTGAAGCAACAAGATCTTCAGCCGCTGTTTTACTAATAACAGTTTGCCTGTATTTAGGAACACCTGCAATTTCCTGAGCAGCAAGTACGGTTTGGAAATAATTTTCTTGAGCAGTATTAAGTTCTTGCTGAGTGCCTGATCCTGCTTGGAGCTTGTCTGTGGCTTTTTGAAACTCAATTAAACTACTTTGAACTGAAGCCGTATTATTAACTGCAGATGCAGGATCTTCTTCAAGAAGTTTACCGTATTTTGCAAATGACGCAGCAGTCTGATTGTAAATTGCAAGTTTATCAGCGTACTGAGGATCGTCAGACTTTGGTTTTAATCCTTCAATAAGAACTGCGGCGGCGTTGTAGGGCATTGTTTTTGCCGCTTGCAAATAACCAAAGGCTGCACTTTCAGCAGTTAGCAAACCCTTAAACTCGTCTTGTGCAAGTTTTTGCTTTTCAGGTTTGCCAGCAAAAAACTCACCATACTGCTTTACTGCAGTATCAATATCAGGTGTTCCTTGAGGAAGACCGCCGGTTGTTTCCATTACACTCAAAGTATTTTTAGCGTAGTCCTTGGCCTGAGATAGATTAAGAGTCCCTTGATTTTCAATGGAGTTCATGGCCTTATTGCGGATTGTAAGAACTTCATTAGCGTTTAAAGATCCTGAAAATCTACCAGACTCAATGTCTGCTAATGCTTGCGCGCCCTTGCCGTTTTGAATAAGACCTTCAAGAGCCGACTTAATCAAGATTGAATCTGTTTTTTGAATTTTATCTGCAACATTTTCAACCCTTCCAGCCATTGAAGCAATAAGGTTTTTATTTTCAGTCCTAATTTCGTCAAGTTTGTCGTAACCGCCTGGGACAGCAAGTACCATGGCGTTTGATCCTGCAATAAGCTCAAGATCGTTGTTGACAGCCATTACCCGCGTTGCCGCTTCTTCTTTAAAAGCATTGCTTAAAAGAGTTGATCCAAAGTTTTGAAGTTTAATTCCCAAAAGATCTTTGGCTTCTTTAGAAGGTGCAGACGCAATAAGATCCTTAGTGTAGGTTTTATACTCGTTGCTTACTCTTTCAGAAAAACCTTCAGAAGTATCTTTAGAAAGATCATTGTATCGATTAACCCAAAATTCGCGAGTGTTTGCTTCAGTTTTTGCAAGCCAAAGAGTTTCGTCTTGCTGCTGACGATCTTGTATTGACTGAGATATTTTTAGAGTACCCTCAGTTATTACGTTGCCCATTTGCTGTTGGGCTCTGCCAAGAAGTCCGGAAGCCGTGGTAAAACCTTCAGGACTTGCTTGTGGGCCAACAGACCCCGTGTTGACTGAACCTGTTGAATCAATTTGTGTGAGTGGAGGAGCCATTAGTTAAACCCAGGATTAAGTTTAGATTTTACAAAAAAGGAAGTCATGTTAGCAGCGTTGCCAAGAAGTTCTGACTGACCTTGCGTTTTTAAAGCACTTGCTTGATTTGCTCCACGTGTAAGAGTTGTTTGACCATAATAAGACTGAAGCTGTGCTTCTTGTTTGTATCTATTTGCTTCAATTTGTCCTTGATATTGTCTTGCCATAACGTCAAGTTCTCCCTGGACAAGACTATCAAATTTGACATCTTCGTAAGTACCTCCTCCTGCAAGAAGACCAAGACCCGCGGCTTGCGCGTTCATTGTCCCCATGGCTTTCATGTTTCTTCTACGCAACCTGCTTGCATCAAAGTTTGCTTGATCAATGGAGGTTTGAGCATTAAACTCTGCTACCCGAGAGTTATAATCATAAGCTGCTTTTTGCTGCTGAGCTTCTTCGTTTGCAGCATTTTGCTGTTGCTTATTACCCTGGTAAGATGTATACATCCCATATGCCATCATTCCTAACTGAGCAATTGCAAATATGGGAATAGCCATTTTAAGGATATATTTTAGCGTACCGGTAGTGAGTCTGTTTATTAGAATCATAACAATACATAGGTCCTTCATTTATGAAACCCAAATGTTTTGCCCACCGATGTCCTGCATCAAACCCAGCAAGAACGGTTGTTTCAATTCTATGAAAACCATATTGCTTGTAACCCAAATCTAAAAGTTCTAACGTAGCTTTGTGTAGAATTTTTGGATACTTAAGCCTAGTTGATTCTGGAAGGATTGTCCACGACTCAGCCACTCCTGGCCATTTAATGTATTGACCTAGGGAAAAAAGTATTTCTCCTGAAAAATGAATTACAGTGCGTGCTGGACTTAAGTTTTCTGTTATACTTTTAACGTACGCTTCTGAAGAACCTGGGTAAGTAAATTCGGGGGTTTTACTTCTTAAATAGTCACAATGCTCTTTTGTAAAGTCAACAATGCAATATGACATATTACTTATAGACTACTGATTCCGGCATTAACGCCAAGACAGTCAAAGGATAAGGAGAATCTTGCACAATATAGAATGAAGGATTTTCTGTATATGACTGATCAAGGGATACAAACTTATCACCCGTAAACAAAGGTGGAGAAGTGTCCATAGGGTCATTGTATTGTCTAAACTCCTTTGTGTATAGATTATCCAAGGATGACCCTGTTTTAAACGTTATACTATCAAGCACTCTAACGCCAATCTTGTGCACCCGCGTAGGTTTACCTTGAGCAGTTCCTGCTTGTCCGCCAACTTCATAAGGTAAAGTTCTAATAACAGAAGTATATGGTAAACCCACTGTTGCTGTTGTGCAACTTCTGGCAAGCGTAATTGTCCCGTCACCCGCAACTACAGCGTTAGGTCTTAAAGCTCCGTTTGCAACTACGCCAACGGTTTGCCCAATAAGGTGAGAAAGTCCGGAAATTGTAGATGTGGCTGCTCCACTGTAGGTTAGTGATGAATCAAGAAAAACAAAGCTTTTATCTTCTACGTTAGTTGGTCTAAAAGTATCTGAAAGTACTTCAACATAGCGCTTAGTGCTTCCATTGATTGTTCTTTTTACAATCATGTAAAGAGAATTAGCATTACCAGCAAGATTTGGTATTGTTGCAAGACTTTCAACAGCTGAAATACTGCCGTTAAATGCTCCGCCAATTTCATGTTGATGAAAAGCAACAACATCTTGATCTTTAAGATAGGTAACACCAATAAGTCTTCCGGTAGAGGTTGCAATCCAATAAATACCATCGGGTTCTGCTTGATATGCAACATCTACAGCTGATCCATTACTTGGAAGCAGGTGTTCACTGAGTATTGAAAGATCTTTTGCAATGTAACTATCAGCATTAAGATCAAATTGCATTTCGCGGATTTTACGACCAGATCTTTGAATAAACAAAATAGCTTGGCCAATGCGTTTTGCTGGAATAAGTTTAGAACCAAAACTACTTTGAATTACAATTTCAAAGTTTGTTGGCGACAAAGGTTGCGCCGTAGAAGCTTGTCTTGCAATCCATTCACCGCCAGCTGTTCCAATAACAAGGACACTAGAAGACTCTAACCACTGAATTGCATTGACTTGGTTTGAAGACAAAGCATAACTAATTGCGTTAGAATCAGTAACTGTTAAACTTGCTGGATAAACGGTATCTCCTGTAGGAGCAAAGTTTTCATAGTCACCCGCATAACTTAACCAAATAGTTTGTGGATTTGTTACGGTGTTTCCAAATACAAGTCTTTCTTGAAAAAATGTAATTGTTGATGGCCAACCAGTAGTTGTACTCCAGGCACCAAGTCTAAACTTACTTTGTACTCCCGTGCCGCCAAGTTGACCTCTTACCGTTCCAGTGACAACTGTTGCACTTGTAAAAGCTGTTATTTCTACCCAGCCCCAAGTTGTTGTACTGTGGCGAAGTCTTACAAGACGACCGACATCTGTTACCGCAAATAAAGCGGCTGACGCTGTTAATGTGACAGTGCCTGTAGCATGAGATGCAGAAATAGTTTTTCCTGACTTGTCTTGTTCAAGATAAGGACCATCAAAAAAGTCAATTTCAGTAAGTGTCCAGGCTGTATGGCTTGTTCTGCTTAACTTTCTTGGTGCATGGTTTGGATGAACTAAATAAAGAACGTCTGCACTTTGCGTAAACTGTATTGCAGAAAGTTGCGCCGCTGTGTAGGGAGTAACTACTTCAATAGGTACACTACTACCATCAACAATAATTCCTTCGTCTTTATAAAATCTAATGTACTGATTACCAAATTCTAAAATGTAGGATTGTACCGTGCTAAACTCAAAAGGAATAAGACGTGTAAAATTAGCGCTTGTTTTTACTTCTCTAATAAACTTAGTTCCAGTGCGCCTTGTTGCTCCACCTTGTGGATATACCGTGAAGTTTTTTAAAGTTTGTACGCCGTTGGCATACTTAGAAAGATCTACCCGCCCCTTAAGTTTAGGAGTTAATTCACCCGCAGTAAAGTTTGTTTGGATGGGATTGCTACGCACCGGTATCTATTTTGTTCTGTGAACGTAAACCGTTACCGGGATAGTAATATCTAGAATCTAAAAACAAGTCAGCACTAAGTTCGCGTGCGGGATTTTCCTTAGCGTCAATAGACTTGGCTTGGCGAAGTTTTTGTTGATACAACTCGTAAAGTTGTTGTTGTATTTGTCCGGTTTGAATTAAAGCGTATGAAAGATCATAAGCTAAATAACAAGCAATAACTTCAGCGCAATGCGCATCAATCAAAGTTGGGTTAGTTACTTGATAGATATAACTTAATTCTAACTGAGAAGCATTAGAAAGAATCTTTCCATTTTCAACAACGTAATCCTCTGATGTAGGACGAACTGTTACAATCCTAAGACAGTCTACTGGGATTGTAAACTGATAGTCATATTCAAAAGCAGGCGTTGCAACTTCAGGAGAAAGTATAACTCGTTTTGTAGCAAAATTCCACAAATGAGTTCTAAGAATAAAATCTCTTACATCATAAATGCGAGCTGAACACAAGCGTGCTTCTTTAGACTCCTCATCAAGTGAGGTAATGAGTTGTGCACCTAACTTTGTTAGAGCACTGTTTGCTATTGAAACAAAACTTGCGGGCATATAAGTGAAGGGTGAGGCCTATTTCTAGACCTCACCCCAACTTTGAGTTTTATTAATCGAGAACGTACTCGATATGACCGGCAACAACCGTTCCTGCGGTCCAGGTAGCACCGCCGGGAGTGGCAGTGATAACGGTGTCTGCAGTAAGCTCTTCACCGAAGTTAAGAGCAAGGGTTGCAGCAATTGCGGCACTTCCTGCGGAAGCTCCAACAGCCGTTGAACCAAGGTACTTAGCTGCAGAGGCAGCAGTTCCTACGGTTAGGGTTGTGGAAGCAGCATTTGCAGCCCAACGAAGTTGACCAGCAATAATACGCGCACCCTTAGGGATGATGGTAAGATTGATGATGTCACCAGTGGAGGCATAAGCCGAAGTGGTTACGCTGAAGTAGGCAAGGCGATGACGACCGCCAAGCTCATTGGGTTTAAGCAATGAGGGAGGAACAGCCGTAGCGTTACCGTACTGGGTGGATGAATAAGTAGCCATTTTAGTGTGCTCCTATGATTAAGCGGCGCTTTCGTCGCAGTTGACTTTCAGGACCTTCTCTTCCCACATGCGGCTTGCACCGAAGGAGGCAGAGACGTAGACCTGTACACTGTTGCGCTTGTCACGACGAGGACCAACGTCCACCGTGATGTCCTGTGCAGTTGCAAGGCAGAGACCCTGCTGAGCAAAGAACAGTGCGCTGCGAATGTTACCGGACTTAGGAAGAAGCTCGGTGCGGATGAACTTGAAACCCATAAAGGTATCAACTTCTCCAGCAACAAGCGCCTTAATCGAGTTGAAATCGCTGCTGGTCACCTGAGTCGACGAAAGAAGACTCTGGATCTGAGAGGCGGTAACAACTGCGTAGAGCGGCTCGCCATCCATGGCAGCTTCATTGCTGTCAAGGAGGAAACGTGCGCGACGGAGTTTAGCAACGGAAAGGTTGGACGCCGTAGCACTTCCAGACTCAACATAATCAGACGCAACGGTCTGGTTAGCGGAGAAGGTTGTGGTGGACGAACCAGTCTTGCCGGTGTAAGCCGTACCAAACGCTGCCTCAATAATCGTAGCGTCAACCTTACGTCCGAGGGCGTAGGCTGCGTTCTGAGTGTACGAGGAGGTTGGATCAGCAAGCATCTTCACTTTGTCCATCCGATCAATGAGATCGGCCCAATCATAAGCGCGCAGGGAGATCCTACGACGATCGTGAGTGGTTTCGACAAGCGGGGTGTCGCTGTGGCGGTTTAGGATTTCGACTGCATCGGTAGGACCGATACGATCGTAGAAGTCAAACTCAGCGTTCTGGGTCTCCTGCCGAACCAATGGGCGAAGGCGGGATCCCATCTGCTGAAACTGAACTTCAATGTTGCTCTTGTACGTCTGCACAAAAGCTTTGTCAATTTGAAACGACATTGTTGTTTGTTTGTTTTTGGGGTTTTTTGGTTCGGAAAAGTTGTCCGGGTTGGGCCCTTCCTTGCGAATTAGCTCGCCAGCTTCCAGTCTTTCCTAGATGTCTTAACGGATCCTTTCGGGTTGCCCGTTGTGAAAGATTAGATTAGAATCGCATTATTGTAAACAAAATTATACGTCATCAGGATAAGCAAGTGCGTGAAGATTTTGCCAGCGCTTTACAGCCTCGCGATGTCCAAGACCACTCTTGTTAGAAATTAGTTTGATGAAATCGCCGTCTTGACGCAGATTATCAATCTCAGCCATGGCTTGTTGACTAGTAACTTGGCCAGAAACTCTGGATTCTCCGTCGCGTGCCGTTGATTCAGACATGCTAAGACCAATGTTTGCAAACAACTTAATAAGTTCAGGACTATTACCAAGACCTGTTTCATCAAGATAACTAACAAGTTCAGGGGATCCAAACTGCTGCAGCGTACGTTGAGCTGCTGCAAGCTTTACACTATACTCTGAACCAAAATCTACTTTAAGTTTTTGAAGACTTTCTTCAGCTTGCTTAGTAAACTCTTGCTGTGAAGTGTTGTACTCGCCGGCAATATAATCCATGTACTTGTTGTACAAGGTTTCAGCTTGACGACTAGTAAGACCAGTTTCATGAAAAATGCCTTGCATGTGCTCAAGCATTTTTTGATCAAACGCCTGATCAGGGAAGTTTTCTGGCTTGTTAAGGTTATAAGCCGCTGCTTCATCAGGGCGACCCACTTTTTTCCAGAAGCTACTCCATTCTTCAGGAGTTGCGCCTTCTTTTGGAATAACAATTTTATCAGCACCCACAAGCGACTGTGCGTGAACATAGCTCTTTGCAAGAGAAGGAATGTCATTAATATTTTGAAGAGATGCATTGCTTCGAAGATCTTCTGGCAAAGAAGTCTTCCAGTCAGTAGGAGTATTATTTGCTCCCTGTGTCAACACTGTACCAGCATTTGAGGTTGGTGTTACAGGAGTGCTAGGAACTTCTGCACCGCCGCCGGCTCCCATGTCAGCATTAAACAGCATTTTGTTATTCATCAGCAATTACTTCCTCTAGTTGTTTTTTTATTTGGTTTGCATCTCGGCAAATAAACCGCAATATTGAAAGTACAACGTGGCGTTGTCCTTCTTTAAAGGCAGCATCTGCTGCATTGCTCGAGAATGTTGGGCGATACACGTGAAATGATTTCATCAAGTGTCTTAGAACAAGGTCGCCGTCTGGAGTTTTAAAGACTGCTTTATACGCGTCATTTAAACGCATGGTGTCAGCAACTTGCTGGAATCTATCCTTTAGTATCATAACTTAAATACCCAACTTTTTAAGTACGCCCGCATCTGCAAATGATTTTGCAGCTTTTCCTTGTTGTTCAGCAATTGCGGTTTGTTGTTGTTCTTGCTGTTGCTGGGCGCGAGATTCTCTAATTTCCTTAACCTGCTTAGCTGGTCTCAGAATGTTGCGAGGAATATCTCGTATATCTGCCATAAACTGCGTCAAAGCATCTGGGTCGATAGTGTCAAGAATCTCTGGCGAGACTTGAATCATAGGTTGAATGTCGTTTAAAAATCTTTGAACAGACTGCGCTCTTGATGCAATTTGAGCTCTTGCTGCTGGACTTACATAACGAATTTTAAGACGCGCATTTTTAAGCAAGTCAGGGGCTTCTGGAAGAAGATTTGCGTCATTAAGAATTTGATAAGACCGTTGAACCATAGGTCCAAGGAGCTCGGTTTGCAAACGTCCAAGCATTGGCGCCATCATGCGCATTTGCTCTTCACGGCGATCTGCAACTTCGTAAGCCGTCATTTCAACGTTCATCTTCTGCATTCGCAGATAATCAACATAGAAACACTTAAGAATGTGCTCGCGGCGTTGCTGCATCATTTCAATACCAATATCAACACGGCCGTTGGTAATGAGAGGTTCAATCTTATCTGAACCTGGAGTGTAAAAAATTAAAGATGACGGAGCCGTTTGAATAGGCATTATAAATCCGTCATCAGGGACCATGAGAGGAGGATCAATTTGCTTTTGTGCAGCCTTGATAACAACCTCACTCATTTTGTTTACCATTTTAATATCAGGCAAACAAGACATGGCTGGTGACCGGCCATAAACTTCATTGGCTAGTTTAGACCAACGAGGTACGTGGTAAGGGAAAGAACGGTATCCACCTTCTTCAACTTTTTCTTTAAGGTCTACGCAAATGTAATAAGACTCATAAGGCATGTTGCCTCTATCTAACTTTTCTTCATCGTAGTCTTTACGAGGATTTACGCAATGGATAAATGTCCACTCCTTATCTTGATTAGTTTCATCAAGGATTTTCTTAGGAGTATTTTTACCAAAACGCTGATATACTTGGCGAGACGTGTACTTAATTTCTCTGTAGACGGTATCAACCATTCCCTCAGAATTTTCAAGAATATAACACTGCGCAAGAGGATACGTGCGAAAAATAGGATAACTAGTTGCAGGGTCAGATTCTTGATAAATAATAGACGTACCAAAAGCTCCAAGATCAAGATATGACTCGTGCATTGCAGAGTGGAAGTTTGTCTTGGGCAAAGAATAAACTTCATAAATAATCTCTGAAACCCTGTCAAGCCAGGTAAGAGCTTCTGGATCCTCAGCAAGACTAGGATCAGAAGTTTGAAGAGTAAACCAGCGTTCAGTAGGCCCTGTAAGAAAACTATGAAGACCTGCGGCTAGTTGTTCTGAAGCAAGAAGAGCCGTGCCATCAAGAATCTTTTGGTGACGTCGCTCACCTTTAACAATGGTCCTATTAAAGTCTTCAGCAGAAGGGCGTACTAGTTCACGAAGTTCTTGCCAATGTTCGTGAAAAACAGTACGATCAGCCTTTAGCTTTTCAAAGCGCTGAATCTTTTCTAGGGCCGTGTTTTCCATTAAGCTCCAAGCGTTGGCTTATTAACGGAGTACGTGGTATTCATACCGCCGCCAAGACCCGAGGTCAAAACAGTAGATTCACGACCGGCAGCTTTGCGCTTTTTATTTTCATACTCCATGGCCACGTCAGCTGCAGCTTTTTCTGAAGGAACTGCAGGTGCCGTCATGGGGGCAGGAGCAGAAGCAGGTTTAGGAGTAGGCTTAGGAGCAGGTTTAGGAGCAGGTTTATTCCAACCCCAAATATTGCCTGGATTAAACACCTGATTTGCGAAAGAGTTTTTGCCACCCATATTAGTCGAATATGTTGTAATCAGCTATTGCATGCTGCTGACGTTTTTCTGTTGTTGTTGGTTTATTACGCAACCCCCATGCTAGGTAGCGAAAGGCGTCGGCCGCGTGACTGCTCCAATCATGCAATGGTTTATCACGAAATACACGCTTTTTTTCATCAAAGTCTTTTCGATACTGCCGAAGTGCCTCGATTCCTCGTTCACAGCGTTCACTATCAAACCAGCAGCGGTTAAAGATATTTCGTACACAATCAATGCCGTCTTCAATGGCGTGTTGCTTGACTACCGTGAATTTAATACCAAGACTGCGGGCAACCTCAATACGAGACTTGCCACTAGTCAACTCTCTTACTTCGATGTCGTGTGGTGCATAGTGCTTATCGTACACGTAGTCTTTTTCTTTTAAATGTTTAATATAGTGCGGAAGACCCTCACCATTGTTTTCATAAAAGTCAATGATCCGAATCTCGTGGCCAAAGACTTGGAAAAACCAGATAGCTGTAGAATCACCAATGCCCAAATCCCAAGCAGTAGATACGGGGATTCTTGGTTCCCAAGGTACCTTGGTAATGCGCTTCTCTTGAAGTGCCTTAGACATACCATCACCGTAGTAGGCTCCGACAAGGGGCGCGTCAAAAGAACAAAAGTATTCCTGTTGGATTAGTTCTTCAGGCATGCCAGAGGCGCGCTCATCATCAACAACAGACATAGGAATGGCACCTGTCTTGTCAACTGACAAGACCTCACAAAACCACTTGGCGTTACTCTTAGCCATGTTTACCAAGTCGTATCCATGGTTACGACCACGAGCCGTGAAGATAAACAATGCCCACCCACCATTTTCTGCCAAGATAGGTCGAATAAGATCCCAGGCTTTAGGGTCTTGAAGACTGTACTCAGAGAAAACTACCCCCACCGGGTTGGCACCGACAAGTGCATCACAGTTATCGGTGCCAACCACTTGGTAGATAGAACCCGTCTTCAACTCAACGCGCATGGCCGTGTTGTTACGGTTTGCTACCAGTTCTGGGGGAAAGTGGTCTAAGAACCCCCTACCGTCTCTAGTAAATCCATCCCATACAATCTTACGCCCCTGCTGATATGTAGGAAACAAATGCCAATAAAGACCTCGCCGCTGCATCATTGATGACAAGGTCCAATTAATAGAAAGAAGATCTTTGCCCGCGCGTCGATGCCAGACAGCCACGGCCCGTGTACCGCCGTTCTCTAGGTAGTTCCAGAGTTTTTCCTGATAAGGACGCGGTTTCCAGTTATGCGGAATGTTGATGACAGACATTAGTACGCGCGCTCTGTTTCATCGTCATCCTCGTCCTCAATTGCTTGCTTGATTACCTCACCGGCAATCATATCAGTATACTTGAGAACATTAACTTGGATACCTCCGTTAACCTCAGCCGTCAGTTCAACAGACTTAAGTTTTGGAGCAACGTACTGGGCAAGCTCTTTGTGAAGCGTAACCCGGTGATCTAAAGGGGTCGTGGGCTCCTTAGCAAGGAGAATCATCTCGCGCAAAGGATCGTAGTTCTCGTCTCTACAAAGCTTATTAACTTGCTGCCGAATTTCTTTGATGCTTGCCATTCGAATACAAAAGGTTACACTCCGTGAGATCTATTGTAAACACTAATCTTTAGTGAATGCGGTGTCTTGGGCATTACGACCTTTTTCAGCGTGCCATGTGTCAGAAGACATAACCTTGTAATCAAACTTGTGACCGGGTTTTACCCATGAATCATCACGCCAAACAATCCGGTTGTTAGGCATTGCAGCAATCTGCCCTGATCCATCCTCTAACAGAAGCACATGGAAGCACTTATGTTCTGGCGGATACTGAGAGTAGCCGTTATCGGTATTGTCAAGGGTAAACCAGTAACTGGCTTCGACTAGAGAACCGTCGCGCTTTCTATACTGGCAACCCATTTCCCTAAGATACTCATACTGCACAATTGAAAAATCCCAGCCATGCGCGTCCCACATCTGAAGATCAGACAGGGGATGCTCAGGTGCTAAAGGAGTATCGTGCCTTAGCATGTGGATAGGGATCCGTGCCCACTGAGCTCCTGACTCACACATGATAGAGAAATGCAGAGCTCGGCTTGGGATTGAAGTGACTCCAAACAAGACGCATGGCTCGTACTGGCCAGCGTAGGCTTCATCCATACTATAGAGGATTCTTTTATCTACAAAACCATAAATATGGTTAGGAATCGATCCATTGAGACAGTAGTGCACGTGAACAGTGTACACTGAAGTTAAAAACAGGGAACAAGTTATTGGCTCTTGCTTGTGTGCCAATATGTTCTATAAGTAGAGTATTGGCATTATTGGCATATTGGACACTTTTGCGTGCTCAACAAAGTACCTTGAAAGTTGCCAATACACCAATAACCTCAATAATATATCTATAGAGAAGCCTATTGGCCTTGGGTCTTGGCCAATACATCTCTAGAGATGAAAGTCTTCCCGTTTCCCTCCGCCAACGTCTTAGCAGGCGCATCTTGAGCGGCCGCGGTTTGACGCCCCCCTGGCCCGGTCAATGACAGCTTACATTTTTTTCCAGGAACAATGCCCATTGTACTACATCCTGTGACGATGATTACCGATTCACACAATATTATACCGTATTACAAGGTCCTATGTTGAATAACCGAGTACAGGTGCTATACAATGTCAGACCTCGGAGCGAGGTAATACGACGGCGTACCTTGTAGGATTGGAAAAATGTGTGAGCTATGATGTGCTTTTAGATACTACAAGATACTTTTCAGATATTCTCAATGCATTGTATCACTAGGTATAAATGCATTCATCCGAATATGATCAGAACATATATGAAAAAAATAGTTGTACAATCTTCCATTTCTTCACTAGAGTTGTTTTGTTGATCATGAGATCAGCATAACCAAACAAGAAAGAAGAATAAGTATATGAATGAAGAACTAACTCAGATCGTCGCATCCATCATCAATTCGAAGAAAAAGAATGATGAGAAAATTGGTCAGATTGTAGACTATATTGTCTCCAACTGCAAGGTCAAAGTTCGCAAGGAGAAAGCAAAGTTTATCGGTATTGAAAATGTCGATACCAAACTCTCCCCTCAATGCGCAATTATCCACGCGGAATTGCTGAAGAATCCGGAGGGTCTGACCTTCAAGGAATGGGTTACCGCGGTTGAGGGTAAAATCGTAACCAAGCAACCAATCGAACGCGTGGTCATGTTCTACAAGACCCAACTCAATGGTCTGAAACTCATCCAGGTTGTATGATTGACCTAGCTAAAGTCGAAAACTATCTGGAATACGCGGCGATTATTTGGCTGACAGTAATCACGATGTTAATTATCGCAGGCAACCGCAAATAACATACAAAAAGGGACCAGGGATAAATTCCTTGGTCCCTTTTTCTTTTACCGGGTTTGATTGCATGAGTGTCCAATAAGTTATTGGCCTTTGTATTGGGCCAATAGGGTTTCCTATAGATATAAATATTAGACTATTGGCATTATTGGCATTTTAAGGAAATGAGAGTCTTTTTTTTTCGAGTAATATGGCCAATAGTCCAATAACACCAATAACCTACTTTCCATTTCTTCCCATGGATATGCATTGCAACAACTTATACAAAGAAAAGATTATTGGCCCCTATATAGGGGAGCAATATCCGACCAATAACCGCCAACCACGGATCACCATCAATCTGCTCCGGTTTAAATCTGTTTACAACTAATCAAGCCCAGTATAAAGTCTCCATTGTTAGTTAAAAGAAAGTAGAAACCAATAACCAACCAAATCAAATAACATGAATGAGAATGAAGTTTATGCATTGACTCCTGCCGGCAAATGGCGGGCATATAAGGATCTTCGCCACGCACATTGCATGTTGATCGAAGGTAATAGGCAAGACCTGTTTACAACTCCTGACGATCTGTATTTCAGGGGTCACAGCGAGATGCTCGGGTATTTTGATACTCTGCCCTTCGATCCTAAAATCGAAAAGATCAAGGACGACGAACTACTGGCCCAGGCAATCTGGGAGTTGATCATCAAGCATGCTGACCGCACCTTGGTTGACGGTGACAATGCTTTGCGCGATCCCAATCAGGCCAAGCGCAAGAACTGCGGTACACGGTACATCTTCGACAGTTATGACCACACGGTCAAGCTGCCTAAACAGGCGATGATCATTTGGAAAGATTGCCAAGGCAAGTCCCTGATCGAAGAGCAACTGGAAGCGCGCGTCCGTAATAACCGCGATCTTAAGACCAAGCAAGATCCCATGCGGATTTTTAAGTATTACAAGAATCTCCTCATCGAGAACGAGGCACTCAAACTGGGTGTCGCGTAACCACAACAAACAGAAAGTAGAACTAGTATGGAAAACAACACACCACAAAACGACATCACTAAAACCTTTAGTGAACTTGTAGAAATCCTGGCTGCCAAGCTCACTGACAAGATCAGTGAGGATTCGGCCAAAAAGGCAATAACTAAGTTAGAAGGCAAGTTGCCAAACCTTGACGAGGTTTGCGGGCTTGATGAACGTGTCAGCGCTGTCAAGTGTGACGTTGAAGACCAGGACGATCGCATTGATTCACTAGAGTCTAATCTTGATGATATCAAGTCTGACATAGAAGATCTTTGCAATGAAGACGCTGTCCGTGAGATTGCTCAGGGCATTGTTGAAGATGAACTCAATTGCCAAGTGCGCGACATAGTCAAAGAATATCTGACCGATAACCTTCAGATCACCTTTAGCTTCAAGAACTAAAAATTATGGCACACAAAGTAGAAACAATGGCATATGCGAACCAAGTCCCTTGGCACGGGCTTGGTAACGCAGTTAACGACGACCTCACTCCTATGGAGATGCTTAAGGCAGCATCTTTGGATTGGTCTGTCAGCAAGCGAGAACTCCACACTGTCATCGGTTCAATACCGCTTGTCGATCACTATGGGCTTGTCCGCTCCAGTGACGACAAAGTATTGGGCATTTGCGGTAAGGATTACATTCCAACGCAGAACGAGCAGGCGTTCGAGTTCTTTGAACGGTTTACCAAGGCCGGTCAGATGAACATGGAGACCGCCGGTTCCCTGGACGGTGGCCGTCATGTCTGGGCATTGGCAAAACTCAATCGCGGTTTTACCCTTGGCGGTGTTGATCGTGTTGAAGGGTATCTGCTATTGTCTTCGCCTCATATCTGGGGCAAGTCATTGACAGCCATGTTCACAGAGATCCGGGTTGTATGCAACAACACACTGACTTGTGCTCTTAACAGTGGCGGCGAGCGGTTCCGCATGCCTCACACTAAGGCATTCACGGCCGAAGTTCAGCAGTCCGCAGCCACGGCCCTTGGTCTGAGTATCGATATACTCCGGCGCCACGAGGATGAAGCTAGAGTTATGTCGTCAGCACCCGCTGAGAGCGAGCTTGTCACTCAGTTCTTTATGGAACTGTTTGCTAAGAAGACTCATGACGAACTGTTTGCTGCTGGTGCCAACCATGGTGACTGGCTTAACCAATCGCCAAGGACAGTGACTAGGTTGCGTGAGCTTTATCACCTTAGCCCAGGGTCTGATCTTAAGACAGCCAATGGCACGTGGTGGGGAGCATTCAACTCTGTCACTCGGTTTGTTGACCACGAGATGGGACGCGACCGCGACACTTCCCTGACATCCGCATGGTTTGGTCCGCGCGCTGCTCTTAAGCAGAAGGCAAGGACCCTGGCCATTAACAATGCTAAGCTGGTAATTGCCGGTTAAAAATATCTGCAACCCAACAAAATAACTTATGTACTTAGGACCCAAGGACAAAGTACCTTGGGTCCTTCAACCGAGCAGTGATGCTCAAACCCAAGAAAGAAGAAACAATGAAAACAAAAAACAAAGCAAACAGCGGTGCTAAGTCCGCTAAAAAGGTCGCAGTCAAGGCAGTTCAGAAGAAGCCTCTTAAGAAGGCAGCTGAAATTGTCGACAAGCCGGTCGCCGCAAAGCGCGAAGTCCGGTACAAGGTGATTGGTCAAGTTCCTGAGAAGCTTTCTCCTCAGGCTCGCTGCATCATTGAACTCATTGCCAATTATGGTAATGACGGCGTTAGTCGCCAGCAGTTGATCGAGGAGCTTAAGCCTTTGCTTAAGACTCGTCAGCCTACGGAGCGAGTTCTCTCGTTCTACACGGTCGTGCTAAAGCACGATGGCATTATCACGTCTGAGAAGATTTCGGTATAGGGTTAGTCGTCATGTGCGTAACGTCGGCGTATCGGCGTGACAGCTCGGAGAGACGAGCACCCTTTTAAACCAAGAAAGAAGAACCAATGGAAAAATCAAAACCAACACCAAAGCCTAAGTACGGTCAAATCCGCGCTGACGGTTACGTATTTACCGGCTACAACCATGTTAAAACAAAAAACTACGGTCTACGTAGCTATGAACAATGGAGATCTATTGAGTGCATGAGAAAATCACAAGTGCATGGTCCTCTCCTTAAACGATTGGGATTACAAGAAACAACGCCAATAAAAGATGATAATCTACAAAGCGCCCACGTCGTTCTTGCTGTCCTCATAGGCATTTTACTTTCACTATGCGTATACGGAATCATTCGATAGCAATTGCAAAGGTTGCATACTTTGCATTTCTAGTTTATTTGCTTTCCTTACTTGGAACAAATCTTATTCACATCACCGTCATGCTTTTTCTTCAACCACTAGCCGACTTCATCCTCAACAAACATTAATATGCCAAACGCACATGGAAAATCAATCGATAAAACCTACCTCAGTATTGACAATGCTGAAACTCGCGGGTTTATTCACCGCGACTACATTGCTCACTGCCTTAGGTGGACGCACGTATGTAAACATCTCGCACGGAGCCAGCGTTACAAGACGGCGAAGATCATTGATGTTGGGTGTGGTCGTGAATTGCCACTGGCCAAAACACTGTACTCCAGCCGTTATATCCCTGAAAGGTACGTTGGTGTTGAATACGGTCCAATCGAGGCAGAGGCTATTTCCACTCTATCCAAGACGGACAAGTTTCCCGGCGAGTATCACACTGACACAGATGTCTGTACGTTTGAACACGACGGAGAGTTCAACATTGTAACTTGCTTTGAAGTATTTGAGCACGTTGAACCTGCGCACGGCGTACGACTTCTTAAGAAACTTAGGGCACTTCTTGATGACAGCGAAGATGCAACCATCTTTTTATCAACACCTTGTTATGATGAAAAGACAGGAGCTGCTGACAACCACGTCAACGAAACGACCTACGAGGCCCTAGGTTCTATCATAGAAAAAGTTGGTCTTGAAATCAAGGATGTCTACGGCACCTTTGCTTCGATCAAGGATTACAAAGACAGCCTTGCTGCTGATGGTCTTGATACCATCTTTGCCAAGTTCAGGGAGTATTATGACACAAACTACCTTGCAACGATTTTTGCTCCTTTGTATCCAGCTAAATCCCGCAATTGCTTGTGGGTGCTTGGTAAAGACAAGCACTTAACTGCCGGCTTCAACACGCGGTTTAAGCCGCTGGCCGACATTACTAAACCCTGGTCACAGTCTCCTAATCAGGACGACTTTCTGACTGAACTTAACAGCTAATATGATTGCAGATAAAGACAGCGTACTTAAAATCTACCATGAACTATATAAAACAGTTACTACAGAAACTGGGCTTCTTGGCGTTATCGGAACAGTGCTATCTATCGGTCTTGACAGGATCATCGACCAGAACAACACGCTTATACAACAAAACAATAAAATCCTGGCCAGTCTCGATGTGGTACGACATCCTGGAATTTCACAGGAAGTTTCAGTTGCCACTGCCAAGCAAGCCAAAGCCATTGCCAAAGCACCTCGCAGTCTTTAGACTTAAATTCCTAAATGAAGAGCTTAATGAATATGAGCGGGCTTTACAGCTGGAGGATTACGAGGGTCAACTTGACGCGCTCGTGGATCTGGTTTATGTTGCAATGGGCACGGCTGCAATGCAAGGGTACAACTTTGCCGAAGCGTGGCGGCGGGTTCATGCCGCTAACATGTCTAAAGTAAGAGCTAAGTCTAAGGACGAAAGCAAGCGCAACTCTGAATATGATGTTGTCAAGCCTAAAAACTGGAAAGCACCATGCCTAAAAAACCTAGTGTAGAAAACGCAAGCCGCTTGTCTATTGAGCGGTACGCTATGGAACTTGCCTTTGTTGCATCAAGACGCAGCGAGGATCCATTCAGGCAGGTTGGTGCAGTTGCCCTTGACAAAAACAATCGAGTCATTGGCACTGCATACAATGGCCTTGCTGCCGGTAAAAAGGCTAGTGCAGGTTTTTGGCAAGACAGAGATAAACGGCGCAAGTTTATGTTCCATGCTGAGCAGAACCTTTGTTCCTTGTTTAAACGCGGTGACGTAAAAACCGTGGCTATAACGACGCTGCCTTGCAATGAATGTAGCACTTTGCTTGCGTCGCATGGCGTAAAGTATGTCTTGTATCACGACGACTATAACTCTGAAGCTGTTGAGATACTTAAGTTTCACGGCGTAGAACTAATTCAAATATCCTAATATGACAACCCCCGGTATTATTCTTCTTGAAGGACCTGATTGCAGCGGCAAAACTACTCTTGCCAAAAAACTTTGTGACTATTGGAAGGCGCAGTATTTTCATAGTTCATATACAAAGGGACTAGACGTAATGCATTATCATCGCACGGTTCTTAACCAAGCGCTAGAGTATGCTCAAGATGGACCAGTAGTTATTGATCGCTTGTATCCTTCAGAAATGATTTATGGTCTCCAAGTTCGTGGCAACATTTATAACAGCACTGTCGAACTTGACAACGATCCATGGCAAACAATAGATTATCTTGAGCACCACAATCGCTTAGAAGCTGTTAATGCAATCCACATTTATTGTATTCCTGGCAGCATTAAAAACGCTCTTAAGCGATACACTAACAACGTCGATGAAGATCACCCATATAATCTTGATGAGTGGGAAAAAATCTATATGCTGTACAACGAATGGTACTTGCACATGGAACAATATCACCCCAAAACAAAATTGTTTCATTACGACATTGATTCAGATGGCCAAGACATCAACAAATTCATTTCATCTTTAACTTACTAACATGTCCACTATTTGTCTAGATCCAAACCCATTATCGGCTTCTTCTGTATGGAAGAAAACCCTTAAAGCCCTTATCAATCAACCTGTTATTGCGTCTCCAAGAGGGATGCCAATTAGGGAGATCGTTGGTCATAGGACGCGGATTAATATGTCGCAGCCTGTGGTTAATAATCCTGCTCGCAATCTAGGTTTCAAGTTTATGGCTGCCGAAGCCCACTGGATACTTACCGGTGATAACCGTGTCAGTACTATTGAACCCTATAGTAAAGCTATTAAGAACTTCAGTGATAACGGTGAAACATTTTTTGGTTCTTATGGTCCAAAGATCTTTGATCAGATGACTTATGTCATTGAAAAGTTACTTAAAGATCCTCACTCAAGACAAGCAGTCATTAACATATGGAGAGAAAACCCTCCTGAAACTAAAGACGTTCCTTGCACTCTTTCATTGCAGTTTCTATACCGTGACCACGAACTTCATTGCATTGCTAATATGCGATCATCAGACATTTGGCTTGGATGGCCTTATGATGTGTTTAACTTTAGTATGATTTCAGCCGGAGTAATAACAGTTTTAAAATCGGCTAGCGATAATTTCCTTTGTGGAAATCTAGGTTATCTTACTCTCAATGCCGGCAGTCAGCACTTGTATGTGTCTAATGAAGCTGCAGCTCAGGATTGTATTAATACTCCTGACGGTGTATGCGAAGAGTTTGATCATTATTTTTTTGATGATGCTAGTGAGCTTGTTGACTACCTTGGAGCAGCCAAAGATAAAAAACATCGTGAGTGGATGAATGATCACAATAAATGCACAGACTTCCTCACCCATGTACTATGACAACAACCGACACACCACGAACCGATGCCGCTCGTGAGCGATACTATGACGGCAAAACCTCAGACTGGGTGCATTACACCATAGGCATGATGCTGGAACGAGAACTCGCCGCATCCAAAGCCGAGGTTAAAGAGATCCAAGCCGCATTAGGTGACGACCTGCTGGAGTGGAAAATATCAAATTGCACTCTTAGTGCCGAGGTCGCAAAGCTAAACCACCAACTCCTCAAGACAGAATCCGACTTGCTCCAATCACAGGACATCAATTCGTTCCTAGATACCGAGTTTCGCATTGCTTGCAAGCGAGCAGAAAAAGCCGAGAAGGAACTTGCCGAGATCAAGGAAGCGATCAATCCCACCGACAAATGACACAACAACCTTTGTTTGCTCCTACGAGTAACTGGGCACCGCCAGAAGTATTACCCGATTTATCAGATGCTAAAATCATTGCAATCGATACCGAGACTTGCGATCCTGGTCTTAAAACTAAAGGCCCTGGCGCAGTACGTCATGACGGTTACGTTGTTGGCATATCAGTGGCTACAGATACTGGGTATAACGGTTATTTTCCTTTCAAGCATGGTGATGGTGGGAATCTTGATCGCAATCGTGTGGTCGAGTGGGCGCGTAAAGAGTTTTCTCGACCGCATCAGAAAAAAGTAGGCGCCAATTTCCTGTATGATCTTGAATGGCTTAAAGCTACTGGTATCGAAGTTGTTGGTAAAAAATACGACATCCAAATTGCAGAACCACTTCTTAACGAGGAAAAGCTTAGTTATAGTCTTAATGCGCTAGCAAAAGAATATCTTAACGAAACTAAGGATGAGAGTCTTCTTATTGAAGCAGCCAAGTCCTATGGCGTAGATCCTAAAGGAGGATTGCACCACTTACATAGCAAGTTTGTTGGACCGTATGCCGAAGCAGATGCAAGGCAAACTCTTGCAATTTTTAATTTGCAACTGCCTAAGATTGCAGCAAACAACTTGTCTAGTATTTTTGAACTTGAGACTGACATTACAGATCTATTGCTTAAAATGCGGTTTCAAGGAGTAAGGATTGATCTAGAAAAAGCGTCAACGGCTAGTTTGCAATTAGAACGATCAGCCACCGTTCAGTTGCGTGCTTTGTATAAACTGGCTGGATTTGAGTTTAACCCCTGGTCTAACGCAGACCTTGCTCGAGCTTGTGACAAGCAATCAATTAACTACCCAAGGACTATGATAGGTAATCCTAGTTTTGATAATGCGTTTATCAGTACTAGTCAAGCACCTTTCTTAGTGGCATTATCTAGCTGGCGCAAACTTGATAGACTACGGACAGTGTACATAGATCAATTGATCTTGAAGCACAACCATAACGGAAGAATCCACGCTAAGTTTAATCAACTACGTAAAGACGATTCAGGTACGCGTACAGGAAGATTTAGTAGTGAAAACCCTAACCTCCAGCAAATCCCTGCACGTGGAGTACATGCTCCTCTTGTACGTAATCTTTTTATACCAGAAGAAGGAAAATACTGGGCAAAACTAGATTATAGTCAGCAAGAACCAAGAGTCCTTGTCCACTATGCAATGACTTGCAAAATGGAAAGCGCACAGGAACTTGGCAATCAGTTTATTAATAATCCCGATATGGATTTCCACCAAGCAGTTGCTGATATGGCTGGCATTACTAGACGTGATGCAAAGACCATTAACCTTGGTATGATGTATGGTATGGGCGTTAATAAACTAGCTGCTGAACTTAACCGAAATAAAGAAGACGCGCAAACTTTGTTTGAACAATACCATCGCCGTGTTCCTTTTGTTAAAGAACTTGCTATTGAAACGTCAAGGGCAGCGATGTCTAGAGGATTCATAACTACTTTACTAGGAAGACGTAGGAATTTTAATCTGTATGAACCTAGTTTTAAAGGAACATCTTATTATACCCCTGCTCCGCTTGAAAAGATTAAGCAGGAACTTGGCGATGTACCTATACAACGAGCCATGGTCCACAAAGCTTTGAATGCCCTTATTCAGGGTTCATCTGCTGACATGACAAAGAAGGCAATGTTGACTGTGTACAATGAAACCGGTTTAGTGCCACATCTTCAGGTACACGATGAACTTGATTATTCTGTTGAGTCAGAAGAGCAGGCACACAAAATTAAAGCACTGATGGAAACCTGCGTCAAGCTTAAAGTTCCCATCAAAGCAGATCTAACACTGGGTAACAGCTGGACAGACATCTAACATATGGCATTACCAAACAAAATTAAACTTGTTGAACGTAAACTTGGCCGTGAAAAAGCTTTGGGTATGGCTCATCAGAAAGAAAACATAATTGAAATTTGTACTAATCAATCTAGCAAAGAGCGGTTAGACACGGTCATTCACGAAACCCTGCACTTACTCAATCCTAATATGTCTGAAAAACTTGTTAACAGTTACGCAAATAGAATTGCTAAGGTTTTGTGGAAGGATAACTGGCGTAAAATTACCAAGTAGTGAATACAGAAAAAGAACTGTACAGGTATCTTAAACAAAAGTTTTTAGGAGCTCACTGGCAAAGGTTTGAAAATGCGGTTGGTGCAGGTCAACCTGATGTCAATGTTGCGTATAAAGAAAAAGAAATCTGGCTTGAACTAAAATGCAGCAACACGGTTTTACTTCAACCTAGTCAAAACGCTTGGATACACGCTAGAGGTGAACACATGAAAAATGTGTATGTCTGGCAATATCATCCAAAAAGAAAAGTCCATGTACTTTGGAAACCACCATTCAAAACCGTGGAACAAGGTAAATACGTAAAAGTAATTGGATCAGATCACGTGACTGAAGCTGAGAGCTCACTTGTACTTTTTAATTATCTTTTCAGTTTACCCCTCAGTTCAACCGAATAATAATAAACCAAGAAAGGAGATCGTAATAATAATATGGTATATGTAACTCAAGAAGCCCCGGGTCGTAACTTGACTGCTGCTCGTCAATATGGCGAAATGTCTGTCATGCTACCCCCTGGAAACCTAGTGCTCTCACCGGCACCAACAATCAAACGTCTTAAGAAAAGTCTAAGTGGATTTCTAAAAGAGGATTATTTGCTTTTAATGGGAGACCCCGTAGGCATGTCATTAGCTTTTGCTATTGCTGCTGAAAAGACTAATGGCTTTGTCAAAGTTCTTAAGTGGGATCGTCAACACGAAACTTATCTTCCAATCACCCTTAACCTAAATGAGCGACATGACTGATGAACAATGGTTGTTAAATGAGTTTGTTAAGTCAAACCTAGACGTTCCTGATACTGATAAACTAGAAACAGTCTCAGCCCTTGCTGAACGTCAACTTGTACTTGAACAAGAAATCAATGCACTTGACGAACAGATGTGCAAACTCAGTGCTCAACTTAATGAAGTTTCCGGTAAACTCTTGCCTGATGCCTTGGCTGCAGCAGGTCTATCTGAAATCAAACTAAAGACCGGAGCCAAGCTTACCGTTAAACCTTGGTACACAGCAAAAATTCCTGCAGGCCGTGAACACGACGCATTTACGTGGCTAGAGAACAATGGTCACGGTGGAATTATTAAGCACGTGATCAGTACTGAGTTTAATCGTGGTGAACACAACGAAGCTAATGCAGTCAAGGCGGTCCTTGAACGCGAAGGCATACAATTTTCTGATAAAGAAAGTGTCAACCCAATGACACTAAAAGCGTTTATCAGAGAGCAAGTGGAAAGCGGTGCACCAGTTCCACTTGATACATTTGGTGCTACAGTCGGTCAACGTACTTACATCAAGAAAGGAGAATAGACTTATGTCAAACAAAAAAACACCGGGTGAGATCGATATTAACGATCTTGCAGAACTAAACGGAGCAGGCCTTGAGAACGTCTCTGGAGCCGACCTTGCTATTCCATTCCTGCAGTTGCTGCAGCAGTTGAGTCCTGAGGTTAACGAAAACAAGCCTGAGTATATTTCCGGTGCCAAGCCTGGCATGGTGATCAACTCAGTGACTGGTCAGTTGTACGACACTAAGAAGTCGCCCATCCGCTTTATTCCCTGCAGCTTTACCAAGCTGTTTGTTGAATGGCGTCCGCGTACTTCGGGCGGCGGCATTGTTGCCTCACATGGCGATGCTGCAATCCTGACTAACTGCCACAAGAACGACAAGGGTCAAGACGAGTTGCCTAATGGTAACACTGTCGCTACGACTGCTTATCACTTTGGTCTCATTGTCACCGAAAGTGGTACAGAAAAAGTCATTATTCCAATGACTAGTACTCAGCTTAAGAACAGCCGCAAATGGCTGTCTCTTATGACAACGGTCAAACTGCAGGGACCCAGTGGTTCCTTCACACCTCCCATGTTTGCGTTTGAGTACAACCTCAGCACGACTATTGAGGAGAATACCAAGGGATCCTGGACCGGATGGCACGTTGAACTTGGCGAGCAGGTTAAGGACAAGGCTCTGTTCCTTGAGGCTAAGGCTTCATATGACGGAACCAAGAACCTTGGTAAGCTGCTTGGTGCTTCCACTGCAGCAAAAGAAACCGACTCCCTGCCATACTAACATCCAGTGGCTACTGACGCAGAGCGTCTTCATGCTATATTTCATGGGCTTGAAAGAGCTCATGGAGTTTATGAAGTCTCGGTAACGGTAGCCCAAGCTGGCGCAAAGCAAGCGGGTCGTGCACACACTGTGCGCGAACCCGTTTCGCTTGCCCTGTGGGAAGAACATCTTGCAGGTACTAAAGGCTTGGGTATTATACCTATCAACGACGAAAGCTGTTGTAAATTCGGTGCCATTGACATCGACCAATACAGTCTCAACATCGGTAATTTTTTAACTAAACTAAAAGATTCTGGTTACAAACTTGTTCCTTGCAGAAGCAAATCAGGCGGCATACACCTATACTTATTTTCAGTCGATTGGATACCAGCATCTTTAATACAAACTAAACTAAAAGAAATTGCCGCAGCCCTTGGCTATGGCACAGCAGAAATCTTTCCTAAGCAAACAGAGATTTTAGCAGAGCGAGGCGACGTTGGTCAGTGGATCAACATGCCTTACTTTGCAGGAGACAACGCTACAAGATACGCATTAGACGCAGACGGCAATGCCATGTCTTTGTCAGCGTTCCTTGATTATGTAGAAAACAACCGGCTTACCATAAAAGAAGTACAATCAATAGATATAAAACTATCTGAAGATCTTCCTGATGGTCCACCTTGTCTTCAACATTTAATCAAGTCAGGGTTTCCTTCTGGTACTCGCAACGACGGCTTGTTTAATCTAGGAGTGTATGCTCGTAAAGCTTTTCCTGATAACTGGGAAAATACAGTAGAAGAGTACAATCATAAGTACATGCATCCCCCTCTTAGTTCAACAGAGGTTCAGGGTGTAATTAAAAGTCTTAAGCGGAAAGAGTATGCTTACTGCTGTAGCAAACCGCCGATTAATCCACACTGTAATTCAGGGCAATGTAGGTTACGCAAACACGGTATAGGCGCAGCAACTGGAATGCCGGTTCTAAGTACACTGACTAAACTTAACACTAATCCGCCAACTTGGTTTATTGATGTAGAGTCCGGTGGACGATTAGAGCTAGCAACTGATGACTTGCAAAACCAGACACGCTTCCAAAAGCGCTGCATGGATTGCTTAAACATTATGCCGCCAGTTGTTAACAGGATTGCTTGGCAGTCTATGGTTCAGCAGTTGCTCACGCAAGTTAATGTGGTTGATGTACCAATCGATGCTTCACCTAAAGGACAACTGACCGAGTTGCTTGAAAAGTTTTGCACAGGCCGTGCTCAAGCAAAACTAGCAGATGAGATGTTGCTTGGTAAACCTTGGAGTAATGACGGTAGGACTTATTTTAGAATGCAGGATTTAATGAGTTTCTTAGACCGGCATAAGTTTTACGATTTCAAGATTCATCAGGTTGCTTCTCATCTAAAACAGTTTGGGGCACAACATCACTTCTTTAATATCAAAGGTAAGGGACTTAATTGTTGGTCTGTTCCCGCTTTTATACAGATTAAAGGAGAGTTTGAAGTTCCTAAAAACGAACACAACCGTCCATTCTAATGCAGTCAGTATCTAGTAAAACGCGATTGCTTCTTGGTCCACCAGGGACTGGGAAAACAACGACATTACTAAATACAGTTAGTGAAGCATTAGCCTCTGGCGTTGAACCTGAACAAATTGCCTTTATTGCTTTTACTCGTAAAGCTTCTAATGAAGCTAAAGAAAGAGCAATGAAGCAGTTTGGGTTTGACGAGAATCGTTTACCGTATTTTAGAACTCTTCACAGTTTGTGTTTTAGATTACTCGGCATTGACCATAAACAACTAATGAGACCTAGAGACTATATGGCTCTTGGTGATCTATTGGGTTTAGATGTTCAATGTAAACAATCTTGGGAAGACCACACAACAACTTGGGGAGGAGCAGAAGGCGATCGTCTTTTGTTTCTTGAACAGTTAACAAGAATGCGGATGTGCAATCTCCGCGAAACATATGACAATGAAGCAAGATACAATGTCTCCTTTGACTCGCTCAAGATCCTTGAAAAAGCCCTCAAAGAATATAAAAAAGAAAAAGACCTCTACGACTACAATGACCTTTTATCAGTCTTTACTGCTGAAGGACAGGCTCCTTTTTTTAGATTACTTATCATCGATGAAGCACAAGATTTGTCGGCACTACAATGGAAGGCAGTAGAAAAGTTAGCAGCAAACAGTGAATCAATTTGGATTGCCGGTGATGATGATCAGGCAATTTTTAGATGGGCAGGAGCAGACATTGAACAGTTTATTTCATTGCCTACAGTAGAAACAAAAATTCTTCAGCAAAGTTATAGAGTACCTTCAAGGATTGCAGCGATTGCTAACAATCAAATAACCCAAGTATCTAATCGTCGTGAAAAGTCTTGGAACCCTAGGAACACAGAGGGGTATGTAGGTTATGACATTGACTTAGACAACGTAGACTTTGACTGTCCAGGTAATTGGTTAATCCTTGCGCGCAATCAGTATCTGTTGCAATCAATACAAAACCGCTGCATTAACGAAGGACTGCTCTATGAATCTACAGTGGACTGCTTAGTCAATGGTGAAACTGGTATAGCAATTAGAGCATGGAATAAATTACTTGACGGGGCGTATTGTACAGTTACAGAAGCGTTGACCGCGTACGATCTGATGTTTTCAAAAGAAGGTTATACTTACGGGTCACGAGCCTCACTTGCCAAGTTGGCCCCCGATAAGTCAGTGAACCTTAGTCAGTTAGTCTCTGTCTACGGACTTAAGACCACGGCTCCTTGGTATGAAGCATTAAGTCGTATTTCACCAATTGAGTTGCATTACTTTAAAACACTGCAAGTTAAAAATAAGTTAAACAGTAAACCAAACATTAAACTATCCACGATCCACGGAGCCAAAGGCGGAGAAGCAGACCACGTACTTCTTATCACTGACATGGCTTCAATTGCTTACGAATCTTTATCGTCTTGTAACGACGATGAACGACGAGTCTGGTACGTTGGTATAACTAGAGCAAAACAAAGTCTTGGATTACTTAAACCACGAACAAATCAATACATAGATCTATGAAATATCCTTTTAAACATAAACCGTTTGCCCATCAACTAGATTGCTGGGACAAAAGTAAAGACGTAGAAAACTACGGATTATTTATGGAGATGGGCACTGGCAAAACCAAGGTGCTTATTGATACTGCATCTTACTTGTACGATAACGGGAAAATTAATGGCCTGCTTGTCATTGCACCTAAAGGCGTTTACGCCAACTGGATGAACAATGAACTACCAACACATCTTCCTGATCACATAAAACCAAGGACAGTGATGTGGCAAGCCGGCGAATCAGAAAAGAAAAACCTTGCTAACATGCAGTACCTTTCTGAATCACAAGAAGACTTTAGCATTTTACTAATGAACGTTGAAGCCATGAGCCATGCACGACTAGCCAAGATTGCTACATGGTTTTTGTCTAAACGCCGGTGTATGCTTGCCATTGATGAGTCAACAACCATTAAGTCTCCTTCGGCAGCACGGACCAAGGCCCTTATTAAGATGTCTACGCTTGCAAAGTACAGGCGCATTATGACAGGGTCTCCGGTAACTAACTCACCACTAGACATGTATAGCCAGTTTAAGTTGCTTGATCCTTATATTATCGGCAATGCTAGCTTTTATGCTTTTAGAAACCACTATGCCGAGATTGTCCACATGCGCGCAGGTCCACGGACCTACCCTAAGATTATGGGTTATCGAAACATGGACGAATTACAGGGGTTAATTAGCAAGCACGGCTATCGTATTACCAAGGCCGAATGTCTTAACCTTCCTGATAAGATGTACACAACTCGGTACGTTGAAATGACACTTGAGCAAACCTCCGCTTACAAAAAGATTAAGGAGCAAGCCGTTGCCGTATTACAGGGTAAGTTACTTACTGCGCCAATTGTTCTCACCCAACTTCTTCGGCTTCATCAAGTTGTCTGCGGCCATGTAACCATGGACGACGGTACAACAGTGGCTTTGCCTAACAACCGAGTTAGTGAGTTGCTTGATGCTGTTGAAGAAACTACTGGTAAAGTTATTATTTGGGCTAACTACCGAGATGACATCAGGCAGGTTTATGAAAAGCTGACAGAGGTCTATGGCAAAGAGTCAGTGGTACGCTACACAGGGGGTACGTCTACACAGGAACGGGTAAAAGCCATAGACGCTTTTCAAGGTGGAAACGCCCGTTTCTTCTTAGGTACGCCCTCAGCCGGCGGTTTTGGTATTACACTGACAGCAGCAACCACGGTAATCTACTACAGTAACAGTTACAGTTTAGAAACCAGACTACAATCTGAAGATCGAGCCCATAGAATTGGTCAAAACAACTCTGTTCTTTATATTGATCTGGTGTGTCAAAATACAGTCGATGAAAAAATACTCTCCGCGATTAAAGGCAAGCGCGATCTTGCTACTAACTTACTTGACACTTGGCGCGATCTGCTTAGCTGACGACTTTGGTGCTCCAACAACTGAAGAAAACAGCGGGCTTATTGTCGGCAACTGTATTGCTTGGGACAACGGATCTACAAGTCTTAACGTTGGCAACGTAACCGTATCTTCTGACTTTAAGTATACGTTAAAAGTCGGCAACTATATCCTCAGTTCTTCTTCTTTGAAGACGCCTGAAGATCCTTCCAATCCTTAAAGTTTGCATCTTCAAGGTGGGGGGTTTCCCAACTAAGCCAGCGCAAATGATGTTTGACCGCGGTAAACTGACCTTGTTCATAAGCATAATTATTTGACCAAGCAGCTTCAAACATTTGCGGATTCTTTTTGTTAACGATTAGCGGCACCCAGTCAAAGGCTCTACCGTAGTTATGGAACGATTGTCCGCCGCGAGCGTTAGTAACCTTGTGGCCAGGAAGATCACGGCCGATTTTATAAAGTTCATTTTGCTCTGCCTCGGACCGCAGACCGCAGTAAATGTATGGATTAAATCCAGCCTCTGTCATTGCATTGTACCATTCAAAAACCCGAGTGGCAAAGTCTGGTTTAAGAGTGTCTATTTTTGCAAGTGAAATCTTTTTAGCAGCAGCCAATGTAATCATTATTTAGAAGCTCCGCGGAGTTTTTCAAAGGTTCTTAGTGTACCAAGACCAAGCATACCAAGAAGCGTGGTCATAAGAAGATCCGTAGGAAGAGGTATTACAGGGGCTGGTTGCTTTGTAGTCAAGGTATATACCCAAGAAAAAACAGGTTGACCCACGCACATCCAAGCAAAAGCACACCCACAAACCCAACCAACAAAGGGACGCCAGCGAGATGTAAACGGATCTTTGCTTAAAGCTTCTGCCGTATTTGTTTTAGCTTGTGCCTCAGACTCGGCTTGTGCAATTTGAATTACTTCAAGTTCCCACGCTTCTTTTGCACGGTTTTTTGCGTCAGCATCTGGAATAACCTTGTCAATAATCTTAAGGCCCGCGGCAATCATTGAAGGAACGTCGTACATAAGTTTAGACTAGTGGAATGACCGCGTTAGTAATGTCTGCCTTTGTAAGAGTGCTTCTTGTTGTAATGGCAGCATTAAGGTTATCAAGGTTTGATGCCCTACCAGTTGTTAGACCCTGCGAAGTAAGTGCTGTCTGCACGTTTGCGGCTGTTAGGACGGCGGTTCCAGTTGTTGCATCTACTGGCACACCAAGGGCAACGCTACCAGCGGCTGGTATAGCAGCGGTTCCTGTTAATGCTCCTGCTGCATAGCTTACGCCAGAACGCACATCAGTAATAGAAGGTTGTCCAAATCCAGAAAAGTCTGCTGTGTAGAATGTCTGGAATGTAGAAGTTCCATTTAGTGATCTTCGAATTTCGCCATTTGTTACAGAAGTGTTCAGAAATAATCTCTGGCAATTAATGGCAACATATCCATTTGCTGAATCAAATGTTGATCCAGAAATCCTATTTGTGGCACTAGCATTGTTTGAATTGAGACCAACTGAACTTGTAGAAGCAGTTACATTTCCAATAATGGTTATTGTTCCAGCAGAGTTAGATGTAACGCCAGCTGAAACATTTCCAGCAGTTAGGTTGCCAGTAATTGTAACCGAACCAGTTGATAGATTAGCAACTGCGGCAGAGGTGTTTGTTGAAGCAATAGCAAACGCATTCCCAACCATAACGACCGTTCCTGTTGAGGCATTGGCAACTCCGTATGTATTAGTTGACGTTCCTCCAGTTGCATTGCCAGTAAGATTTAAAGTTCCAGAAGAAGCATTATTAATGCCCACGGCATTTACTCCTCCGTTTGTTCCTACAACAGTCCCAGTAACATTGAGGGTTCCAGTTCCAGTTATAGAAATTCCGTGCGATCCAGCGGGGCTTGATGACGTTACATTTCCGACAACTGAAGCAACAGCAGGAGAGTTTGCAGAAAATATTAGACCAGCGGTTGTCCCTGCAAAAATATCAGCGGTAAGTGTGTAAGTGTCAGCAAGGGTAAATGATCCACCAGCGGAAATAGGAATGGACGCAATAGCCGCTGTGTTAATGCTTGCAACTGTTGACGCAACTCCTGTTCCAGATCCAACTCCAGTTGCAACGAATATTACGCCAACATTGTTTGATGAAGCACCTATGGCAGTCCACGATGTAGAACCAACAGAAGTAATTACATAACGAGATCCAATTAAAAAACTTCCTGCATTCACAGAAACATTGTTTGCACCACCAATGCTTACGTTCTGGTTGATTGTTACGTTAAAGCCATTGGCATAAACAGTGTCTCCGTTGCCAGGTATAGACGACGTTCCATTCCAAGTTGCATTGGAAGACCAGTTACCAGATGCGACTGCCCATCTTGTAGCCATGATTAGATACTTTTTGCTGTCCTGTAATCGGACAGAGCTGTAGAGATTGACTCAATCAAGACTGCCTCTGGAGATCCAGCAACAGGAGATGCAATGTTCACAGACGCAATGGCATCCGTATTCAGCGATCCATCTTCCTTGGTTGGGATGATGCTAATTGAAGTGGAAGAGTAGCCCAAAGGCTGAACTGAGAATGCAAGTGAGATTTGTTCGTTCATGGTGGTTTAAGTTAAAACTTTAGATACTAGCGTTGAACCGCTGTATGAGAAAGTATACGTATTTAGCACTGTTGTTCCATCTGAAGCTTTTAATACCTTTGATGTTAAAGAATCTCCGGTGTAGTTTAACGCAATAATATTGGTTGTTGTTCCTGAGGTACCGCCGCTTTTTAATGTAAATGAAGTTACGGTGTCTCCTGAATAACTAGGTATCATAGTGTCGTATTCACTTACTGTAAAACCTTGAAATATTCTTTTTGCTATCTTATCACTTGTAAGTGCAAAAGTTCCTCCAACGTCTGGAAGTTGATAAGTCTGCTCACTACCACCAGATGGCGTATACTTTATCTGCCCAGAGGTTATCGTTATATTATCAACAACGACCTCTGAAAATATTACTGAACCGGCTGATTGCGGATAAATAGGCATATTACAGTTCGGTTACTTTGGCGGTACTTGCTACTTCATACTTTCCAGCTACTACGCCTTGATAGAAAGGAATTTCTAAAGTACTGTCTTTAAAAAGTTTTACAGAGTAGTTTGAAGTGCTCACGGTCCCCGAACCGTAAAGCACGTACAACACTCCAGGGCCTTGATTAAAAACAGTGAGCATTGTTCTTTGAGGGTTTGCGTCTCTAATAACTGCTGAAGTTAAACTAGTAAAGGTTCCTACAGTAAGTACACCATCAAATGCTTGAGATGCCGTTATTAACCGATCATCAGAAGTGTAGGCCATTTAAGCACTTGGTTCTTTTGATGTAACAGATACATCTTTTACACTGCTTTTATTTTGATACCAAAGCTGCTCAACTCTGGGTCTCATCCAGTGAACATCGCTTTTAATTACTTGTTGCTCGTAGTGATCAGCAACAATAACAAGAATAAGTCCGCAAAGAGCCAAGAAAGAAGCGCCACCAAGCCACTTAGCTATTCCAATGAGTGTAGATAAACTTGCTAAGATTTCGTCCTTTTCTTCAGTACTCATGGTTCAAGAATCGTGGGCCACGTTGCTTTGATCTCGGGCAGAGTATCAGGGAGCGTGATTTTAGTAACGTCTCGCAAAGCCTGCTTGGCAACCGCAATTTCTGACGCTTTTACAGTGTCTTCAATTTCAATAGCCTTCATGTAGTCAACATCCAGCTTTAAGAGGAGGGGTTTGCGAGCTTCGCGGAACTTGTCAAGGTGGATCAACTTTGCTTTGTTAATATTGACCTCTGCACCTAACTCCTTGGAGTAGTCATAGGCATTAAAGTAATTGTCATCTATGCTAAGCGACTCCACAATCTTGTAGGGCAGGCCTGCTGGAACATCTTTGATGCAGTCCTGCACGTCACCCGTTGGGATGATGACTGCAACTTGTCCGTTAGCTTGGGGGTAGGTAATAAATGGCATGAGATTAGTTACCAAAAACTTGGAGTTGTACAATCGTAGAATTTACTTGCGCAAATGTTGTTGAAAGTGTTTGAACTCGCACGGATGTAGTAGACCGTGGCGTACTAGAATCAGCAGTTCTAAATACAACTGAATTACCTGTCAGAGAATCTGGGCAACCGGATACCAAATAATTTGCATTTGCCATAGGCGTTGCAAAGTTGATTGTGTAATCGCCTGTCCCGTTCTTCGTGATGGACGAAACGTTGTAGGCGGACCGTATTGATTGTGGGGTTACAGCTATAACCCCAAATGGTGTTCCATTTGATGCCGTGGTAAATGAGAATTGCGTAGTTGAAATAAATGTGATGGTGACAAAATTTGGGAAAAGTGTGACCAATCCACTATCAGTTGCGGCAGTTATTAGAACATTAGAGCCAGTTGACATACCGTGAGCTGAGTTTGTTGTAACCGTTACTGTGGTTTGACTTCTGTTGTAAGTTCCACCCGAAGTTGTTACTGGTGTTGTTCCGTCAAAATTAACCCACGCCTTTGCCGTGGTTGGGCAGTTTGTGATCGGGTTAGATTGGGTGTTGATTCTGCCGGTTGATTCAACGCTCAAACGCAAAGTGTTGTTAGTATAACAACTAACTGATTTTGCATCACTTGTTCCAATAAGAAGACCATCGGTTGATCCCGATGCTGAAATATAGGTATTTCCAGTAGGGCTAAGATTTGCGTCAATTCTTAAAGATCGTGTTCCATCTTTAATTTCAAGGTTAGAAACAGGCGAACTTGTCCCAATGCCTACGTTTCCCGCAACAAATGATGTTGCAGTTACGGTACCGCTTGCGTCCCAACTGGGTCCGCCAGTAGAAAGTTTTATAGGAGTTACCGAGCCATTGACAACGTCTGAAGCTGCAGATGTAGAAGCCGTTGCTTGAGGATTGCCATTAGCATCAAACACCAAGTACTTGTTTGCTCGGACAGAAGCCGCTGGCAATATCCCCATAGGATTTGCATCAGTGGTTGGTTGCTTAAGAGCGTAGTCAAACTCCGTGTTTAACTGCTGACCAATCATGGTCAACTTGTCAAGAGCCGCTTCGTGGACCTCAGCCGGAAAATCATCATCAGGCTGATAATCAACTTCCTGTGTATAAGGAACTTCACGAGTAATTGTAACTCTAAGAGCATCAGCAGGAGCCGTAACAAAAGTTACTGTGCCTCCAGCAGGATTGCCTGCGCCGGCAACTGTGTAGTCAGTTACAATTACCTGCGTAGTACTAACTCCCGTTGTGAGATTAGTAAGTACAACAACAAGATGAGAGTTTGCATTAAACTTATATGGAAACGAAAAAGCCGTAGTGCTACCATTGGCGGTATACTGCTGCTTGTTTGTTGTAGTTGTTAAACTCATAAGTTAGCGCACAATTTGACTTGGTGGGAACATAAACTGTTGGCCACTTTCAGACTCAGCTCGCGCTTCCATCCTACGGAGATAACCAGGGTTTATAGATTCCTGAAGTTGATAAAGAAAAAGATAGTCTAAAGCGGTTCTTGTGTAAAACAGATTAGCATAGGGTGTGTTATTTAATGCTGTCCGAAACACTTGAGCCATAGCGTCATCTCCATTTCTTAGTTTAGTGTAGATTTCGGCAATGTCATCTACTTGACCAAGA